AGGAGGGGGAATTTCTATTTTACTGACGCGGTTTCTAGCAAGCTTGCCAAGGAAATTGACAGGGCTGGGGGCGCGAATGGTTTCACCGTAGGCGTAACCTCTGTGGATCCTAATAGCAAAAGCGCGCTGTTGGGGTTGCTTTCTAGTGTTCGTAGTTATATGCCTTCTTCCGGTTTGCTTACCGTCGACTGGAAATCGAAGGACAAGCTCTCTACGGAAAAGGTTATCGCGGCATACGACGAAGCGCAGCAGCAAGAAGAGGTGGAGACTGTTATCATTCACCTGAACGATGGCTCATCCATTCGTGGGCTTGCAAAATTTAAGATCAAAAAGGTTGTACACGTAGAGGATATCGGTGGAAAAAATCCTAATCGTGATGAACTGATGCACAAAATGGTGCTCTATTTAGAGGAGTTATGCACTCCTGGAAGTGATGGTAAAAGGATTTTAGACGAATCTGGAGCGCTGGCAGACAATGAAATATTTATACCTAATTCCAGAAGAAGTAAAAAACGCGAAGCTGGTAAGTGAAGAGCTTGGCGAAGTTGCGCGAACAGGGTCGAGTAATGCTGCATATCTCTGCTGGAATCTTTTTGTTTTAGCGGTCGGCTGGTTGCTTGGTTTCTTGGGGGCGCAATATGTTGATGATAATCTTCTCAATGCTGTGATAGCGTTTGATGGGGTCGTTATTGGTTTTGTGATAACGGCAATGCTTTTCTCGGGGCGGAGTCAATATTTGACTCGCATGAGCTATGAACAGACTTTGCTGTATGCGCACAAAACAAAGTATATGTTGATGTCTCAGATAAATACCTTGTTTTCTTTCTTGATGTGCTTGTTGTTTTGTGTTCTTACTATGGTTTCTATTAAAAGTGGTTTTTTACATAGAGGGGCTTTGGTTGTTTTGTCAGCGGGGTTCTTCATGTTGGGGTGTTATCGTATTCTACTGCTGCCGTTTCAGATCTATGAGGTTCATTCTTTTGCCCTTGATAATTTGGTTGCAGACTCCGAGGGGGAGTCTGTACGGAATGTGAAAAATAAAACAGAGGAAAGGTTGCGCTTGTTAAAGGGTGATTTGAAGGCTCGTTAAGCGGTTTTTTCCTGAGATAGGTTTGACCAAATACGTTGTAGCTCTGTTGGTGATTCGTCATCCATCCACTTAGCATAGACTTCCACCAGCATGGTGAAGTCCTTATGTCCCATCTGTTTCGCGATGAAAGCGAGGTTGCCACGTGCAGTTAGGCACCAGCATGCATAGGTATGCCTGGTCTGGTAAGGTCGACGTGGCCTTATCTCTGACCTACGCTGCAGCGCCGCCCACTTGGTGTTCCAGGCTGATGGTACGAACCACTGGTTGATCACCTTCTTTCGTGCCTGAGTAGCTGGCGAAAGGAGCGGTGTGACCGTTTCGAGGCGGCTCTCATGGCGATTTTGAAAGACATTGATCTCCATTGGTGGTGTGCCTTTAACTAGTTCGATTAGTACTTGGCAGGCCTCAACGGCAGGCGGCATCAGCAGTACGGTTCGTGGTTTTCCAGTTTTGGGTAGTTTAAATGTGCCGCGGGCGGTAATGGCCCTGGTGATCTTGATTTGCCCTAAGCCGAGATCAATATCCTCTACGGCTAGGGCGCACAGTTCGCCGGGACGCAAGCCGGTATATACGGCCAGAGTTACTGCGGCTGAATCCTGAGCGTGTAGACATCCCTTATGTACGAGCTGGTTGAATTCCGCTTTGGTCAGTGGGTCGGGCTCGCGATCCTGCATGGAAAAGCGACTGCACGCGAGGGCTAGTCCTTCCCGTGAGTACTTGTTGCTTTCGCACCAGTTCAAGAATCCGGCGAAAGTGGCGAGGTAATGATTAGTAGTCGAAGGAGCCCTGTCTGCAATCAGCAGCGTCCTTAGCAGTTGGATATCTTCTGGCAGCAGGGTGCTCACCAGCCGGTCCTTGCCTATCAGATCCGCGCAGATATCAAGCGCGTAGCCGTACTTTTCCTCGGTCATCGGTGTGATATCAACGGCTTTTAGTGGCTTGTACCGGTCAATGAGCGTGTGAAGGCGTTCGTCTCTGGCGGTGCTGACGTTGGTAGCGTTTTTTGAGTTTGGGAAGTGTCGGCTGTAATCGAAGTGTCCAGTTTTAATCTCATGAGTAATTGCTGCCCTGAGCAGGGCGGCATGTTTGATATTGGCTTTTGTGAGAGGAAGCCCCAGGGATTCGCGGCAGCGGACTCGGCGCCAGATGAACCAGATACGCAGGTTGCCGCCGTGAACTTCGACCCCTTTGTGCTTCGCCAGCTCTGCCTCTAGGCTGCTTCCTGGGGTGCGCTTTCGGCCCACTTGTCATACTCCGTCATGTTGATTGCGATTCGACCGTCAGGGGTTTTGCGCCAGATGCGGCCTTGGGCCCAGGTCCCATTTTTTACCTTGTGGCGGATAGCGTCTTCGCTGTAGCCAGTCAGCTCCGATGCGCGATTGATCATTACCCAGCGTGGGATGCTCATGCTCCCTCCTGACCTTCCGATTGTTCGTGGGCCTTATGGCGTTCGAAGGCCTCGCGCAGGGCGTCGCGGATGTGCGAATACCCTTCGGTGTCTGCTGTGTGTGGAAAACGAATCTCGCTGGTTTCAAAGGCGGCGGTCAGGTCACCATGGCGGTCCAGCCACTCGATCAGTTGGGTATCCAGCGAGTCGCCGTTGATGCTTGCGGCTGAATTGATGGTGTCGAGCATCCGGTAGGCCAACTCGCCAATGAGGTGGGATTGGCTTATGGCTTTCTTCCGATAGGGCTCGGTGCCAGGGAACGCGTCCCAAGACTCTTTCGCCAGGCGGAGCGTGGTGACGACTTCCAGCAGGGCCAGGTGGTCGGCCTTGGTGAACGGGGTTGCGCGGATCACCCGGGCCCGGCGTTCCAGTTCGGTCAGTCTCGCCTGGTCGGCCTTGTGCAGGCGGTTTAGGTCGGTGATGTCCTTGTTCAACGCCTCAATGCGCTGGCTGTGCCGTGCATTGAGTGAGTTGTGGAGAGCATCGAAGCGCTTGTGATAGGCGCTCAGCAGAATCGCGCGGGTTGTGAAACAGGTCAGCAGGATCAGGCCGATGGCGATACCTGCGAAGATGATCATGTGCTGTGCTTGCATGTGCTGTGTCCTCGGTAGAGCCCGCCGGCCGGGATCGATAAGAGGTGAGAGACCGGGCGGCGGGGTGTTGCAGGCTTATGCCAGGGTGAAGTTGCCCACGGTCAGGGTTGCTTTTTCGCCGACCTGAATCTGGACGACCGATTTGAACTCCTGGGCCAGGTCTTCGCGCAGCTGCGCTTCACCAATCCAGCGCAGTCGCAGCATTGGTTTGTCGCCGCCGGTCAGCACGGCCACGCGCAGTTGAATCACGCGCTCAGCAAGGCCCTCGAAAGGTCGAACCTTGAACAGAAAGTCGCTCGGCAGACCTTCCGAGGACTTGGCCTCGATCCGGTCCATCGCTGATTTCGACTGGCTCAGGTCGCTGACGGTGTGTTCGCTGTTGCGGGCCTGTTCGATAGTGATCGAGCGGATGGCGCCGGCGGCCTTGCGAAGGTCGATTGGCTCCCCGTCCGCGGCGATGGCCGTCAGGTTCGGGGCCCAGTCCTCGATCCAGTCGCTGAGATCCTTCTGGGCCAGTGCCCGGCTGGCCGCGTACTCGAGGGCCACGAACGCGGCGGTCTTCGCCAGGGTGAGGGTGGCGGTGAAGTCGCCATGACCTGGCTCTGCCTCGGTACCGAGGTTGAAGTAGATCTTGCAGGACATGGCCTCACCGTCGACGAAGCCGACGATGTTCGCGCTGACCTGGGTGGTGACGTAGGTAGTGAAGTCAGGCAGCGAATGCGTGGTCATCGCACCGCGGAAGCGGCAGCGGTTCAACTGGTATTGCTCGATGCTCTGGACCTTGACGCCCGCTGGCAGGGCGACAGTGGGGATATGGGTCGCCAGCGACTTGGCGGCTGCGATGATGGCTGTGTCTTGAATCAACTGTACGGCTTGGGCTTCCATTGGATCTGTCCTTGCGGTGGTGAGAGAAATGGCTAGCGGTCGCGTTGGAGTGCGCTACGACCGGGAGTTGATCGGTGCTTCATCCCGGTTGAAGAGCTGGCCGGGGCCAGGCGCTTCAGGGAACAGGGTCAGCTTTCCGCCTTCGCCGACATGCATCGGCGTGTCGAGGGTGGTGTCCTCGGTGCGGCTACCGCGTTTGGTCGGTACCTTGTAGGCCAGCTTGTGGTTCACGGTGACCTGGTGGCTGGTGCCGATCTGCTTCAGGTTGAAGGTCACGGTGACCACGCCGGCCTTGCCGTGGTCGACCACGCCGGCCGCTACTTCGGACAGGGCGTGGCCGATCTGGCTGGCGAAAACCCCGGCGTTGAGTTCGGCGAGGAACTCGGCGGTATCAGTAGGTTTCATGTGCTGTGTCTCTGGTTGGTTTGAGTTCGCCCCTGAGTAGGCAGGGACCACCTTTGAATCAAGCCGCCTTCGACGGCGCCTGGGCATCGAGGAAGGCGGCCAGGTCGTGCAGATAGACCACTCGCTTGGCGCGGGCGGAGTTGTGCAGCTTGGTGACCTTCAGCGCGATGCGGCCGGCGTTGATCTCGTTGAGCAGATAGCGGTCAGTCCGGATGTGAGAGAAGTAGCGCTCCCGGACAGCGGCCAGCGTTGGGCACGGGGTTGCGAAGTCCCGGCGCAACTGGTC